TTCTGCATCGGCTTGTGCTGTTTCCATATTGATTTGCATTTGCTGTGCAGACTGTTCCATATTATTTTTATAAAATTCTAAAATGCCTTGAGCTTGTTTATTATTTAAACCTAGCTTGTGTGCATTTTCTGCAAAAGATTTAATTGCAGATTCTTCTATAGGAACAACATCTGATTTCATATCTAATTTATATTTATCAGGAGATTCTGGTCTACCTAACTTAGTATAAATTTCATTCCATTGTTCTTCCGTAGAATTATTCGTAGGTACAGGAATTTTATCTGAACCAATCATAGATACTGCATTGATGTAACTTTTAGCTAACGCATCAATCTCTGTAAACTTTTCTATGTTAGGATTCTTTCTGTACTCTTCACTAATAATTTCTTTCCAAGATTTAGAAGTTTGAGTTGTTGTATTCGTTGTAGAAGATATTAAAGTATCTTCTTTAGGTGCTGTTGTTTCTGTAGAAGTTGTGGTTGGTTGTGTTGTCTCTTGTTCTACAGGCGAAGAATTATTCTCCGTTATCTGTTCGTTTGACATTATTATTTTCCTTTAGCAGCATTTGTTTAATAAATAGAAGAACGCTGCGTTGTCCTTCCATATATGCACTTTCATGGCTATCTCCTTTTACATTGGTGGTAGCATGATAATGACATCTCTTTTCTAAATCTGACATGACTAACTTTCCATCATCTGATTCAAAAATATTGTTATAACTAATCTTTAATTGTTTTAAGTGATCCATGTATTATTCCCCTGATACTAATTGTTTTGCTTCCTCTGGCAATGCTTTTGCCAATGGTGCTACTTGTCCTCCTGCTTGTGCTATTTGTTGCATCTGTTGCATTTGCATAGCTTGTTCTTGTTGTTGTTGTTTCTGTTGTCTTTCAGAATTAACTTGTGCTTGTGGTTTTAAAACTTTTTGTGGCACACCTACAATATCTAATAAATGTTTCACCAGTTTATCAAAATTAATATAATCAAATACAGGAGCAACATTAGCAAGTGATCCCATAATTTCTATACCACGCATAATAGATTGTAGCTCTGAAGATTTTTGAGCTTTCGCAAGTGGTGATACATATTCAATCTCAATATCTTTTCCTGCTAAAAATTCTGGTGCAGGTAAGAATCTATTTTTTCTAATCATAATCGCAAACACTCTATCAATCAAAGGTTTTAATAATTCTGATTGAAGTCTACCAAGCACAGGACCTAGTAATCTCATTTTCTCTTCGTTCCTTTGGATGACCTCTGTTGCTGTCATTTGAGGACCTTGTTGCATCATCAGTTGGTTTACATAGAACGCATTACGAATAGAGTTTCTTCTTTGCTCTTCCATGTTTAATCCTAATGGATTGTTTGCACCAATGTTGAGTGGTTCAATTCTATCTCTTGTTCCAGATCTATAAAAGTTCAGTCCACCAGGAACAGTTCGTACAGGTAAAATAAATCCATCATCAGGAACAAGTAAAGGTGGATCAACTTGTTTTTGAGCTGCTTTAATGGTTGTCTTAGACATTTCATTTAACATCTTCACATCAGGTAAAGCAGTCATCGCTGGAGATCTTCCATAAATTTCGTGAGATGCTTTTAAGTAACGAGGTACTACAAAAGGAAACTCTTTGAATCCTGACATAGATAATTCATTGCCTGTGCCAGCTTCAATATAACAAGAAGCAAAAGGCATATTCGCTTTGTCTTGTTTCTTAGGATCAAAATCAGTTCTTGGATATACGACATGAAGTATCTCTACTTCTTCGTATGGATCTTTTCTTGCAGTAGTTACAATATTGTCTGACGCATCTTGTCCAAACTTTTGTAATGCTGCTCTTGCAGATATTTTAAATTTTCTAAATACAGTATCTATTCTACCTTTATCATTTTCTGAAATGTAAATTTCATTAATGTGTCTAGTAGAGAATTTAACAATATCTTCTTCATCCTCTTCAATAAACATTGCGGCTGTACCAAAGGTAATGAGGTCGTGGTATAGTTCAAAAATTTCTTGTTGGAAGTTAGAACGATTAAATGCGGCATACATACTTTCTGTTGCAGACTCTAGCCATTCTTTTGCCTCATCTTCATTTTCCATTCCATCTTCTTTGAATCGTAAAGAGAACCAAGGGGTGGATGGGTTCGTCAGCATACCATGAAGTGATGCTGCTAATAATTCTAAAGATTGCATAGGAGAAGAATCAAAAATTAATTCTGTTCTTTTATCTCCCTTAGATCTGGATTTAGTTACATCTGCTTTTCTTGGCATCATGTAGTCTGCTACTTCTTGCCAATGTGATTCCCAGTTCTGACGCTGAGCTTTCAGACGATCAAATCGTTTTAATAAACTTTTGCTTAGTTCTGTTTTTGCCATTATCCGCCTAATAAACTTTTAGTTCCTAAAGTTGTTTCTCCTTGAACTCCCTCAGTAGAAGTTAGTATGGTTGCAGATCTTCCTTTTCTTTTAATTTTTCTTGACATAGCTCCCATACCATCTGCGGCTGTAGCTTCACTTTGCGAAACCTCTGCAGTAGTTGGACTAACTGGTTGTGGCGTTGTAGCTGGTTTTGAAACTGGTTTAATAACACCAGCTTTTGTTGCTAATGAAACAACTGCACCCATGTTAGTTTGTCTCCTTAGTCAAGCTAGAAGTTAAGCTAGAAACATTTTCTGATTTAGTTTCTTTTGCTTGTTCCTTTTTTAATTCTAAAGGTTTTTCTTTTTTTGGTTTAATTATTTCTTTTGCTATTTTAATTAATTTTTTAATTGCCATATTATCCTCCTAATAAAGTTTTCTTTTCTGTAGTTGCATCTGTCTCAAGACCCAAAGGACCAGTTAGAATAGTAGACTTACGACCTTTTCTTTTTCGTTCCATTGCAGCTTGTTCATCTGCTATTCTTTGTTTCTCTTCTGCACTTAGTTCTGCCTTCGGCGGTTCAGGCAAAGGTTGAACTGGTGGAAGTGCTGGTTGTTTTGGCATTAAGAAACCCATAATAAAATCCTTTTATAAAATACTATATTCATTATCTGCTACATTTTGTGGAGCATTTTGTCTAGTATTTAATTCTGTAATTCCCACAGATAAATATCTCATGGCATCACAAGCGTGTGAACTCCAATCATGTACAGGTTTAGATCTGAACATTCTGTTCTTGTCTATGTATTTTCTGTGATAATGTCTTAACGCATCTATTAGTTTTTTGCAATGGTCTGTGTCTATCCAGCATCTAGGCAGGGTCATCAAGGTAGCATGGATGCCATCTTCTAATGGAAGTTTAGGAACTACCTTAAACCTTACACCTAATTGATAAGCTACTTCCCTTCTGGTTTTGCCATTGCTGAACTCCATAACCTCAATATCGTGTGGAGCATAATGATCCTTATAAATATAATCCTTGCTATTTACTACCTCTATGTAGTGCGGTAATCCTTGACCTCGTTCCTCATAGTAATCAATAATATTAATAGCACTACCTAACTGCTGAAAGAATATAATAGCTGTATGATCGGATACTCCTAAATCCCAAGCAGTAGAGACAGGCAAAGCAGGATCATAAGGTACTCTATGTAGCTGCCTTTTATCTTCCATCTCTGTTAGAACTTCTCCATAAATAGCACCTTCAATATTGGCAATCCAATCACATTCAAACTCTTGCTTGTATTTATTTTCTCCCATGACTTCTTTTGCTTTTTCTAATTCATCTGGATCTACTATTTTAGTTTCTGATGCTTTTGCTTTGTAATGAAACCAATCTTCCGCACTCTGTGCGTGTTGGTATAGTTCATAAAAGTTATTGTTCATTCCTTGTGGTGTACCAATAAATACGCAATATCCTTTTCTATCTGATAAAGCAGGTCGTATAATCTCTGGAAACAATCGTTCTGTTACATTGGCATACTCATCAATGACACAACCATCTAAATAGATACCTCGTAAACCATCGCAATTCTCTGATCCTAGTAGGGTTATTCTTGCACCAGTAGGAAAATCTACCCTTAGTTCTGTTTCGTTAAACTTTATTCCTGGTATGTGGTTAGTAAACTGTTTCATATAATCCCAGGCAATAGACTTTGCTTGTTTGAAGGTGGGTGCAATATAGGCATACCTAGGGTTCTTCAGGTGGGAAAGTAAAGCTGATTTGATTAATTGATTAATCATACAGACTGTTTTGCCAAATCTTCTATGGCAGACTAATACAGACCATCTGTGTTTGCTAATATTGTGATGTATGTATATTTGATGTTTCCTAGGAGTGTAGGGTATTTTAGCATCCATTAGTGTATATTTGTATCTATTGTTCCATTCATTGGTGTAAAATCAAAGGATAGCTCTGCCATAACCCAACTAACATATAGATTAGCTATTTCTTTATTAGGAAAACCTGTGATTTTAATAACAACATTGTTTGTCTCAGGTTCTATAAATACTACAGATTGTATGTCTTGGCTATCGTATTCCATATATCTTGTGATATTTTATTTGTAAAAGGAGGTCTAGCAAAAAAGAGTGGTGGGTTGTTTGTGGATGGTGGGGGTGAGTGTGACTGGATATGGGTGTGGAAAAATCCCATGTATATATATATAACAAACTGCGACCATTTTTTTGGGGGTACCCGCCTACATAATCTTGATTTTTGCAGCAATCGCAAACACAAGCAATCATTTATAACCATTAATGTGTTTTGATACTTAAACATTATCAATAGTAATAACCTTTTAGGTGTTCTTATAATTAATCGTTATCGGTCATTCATTAATACTTTGCTTATTGGTACGCTGATTAAATGTAACTCCGAGATATAACGCTATTTCTTTTTGAATGAAGCTGAATATAAAAATAGCAACATTTCACTACTTTAATCTTCTAACACTTTTAATCTTCTAACCACTTTAATCTTTTAATACATCTTAATCTTTTAATTATAATACCTGGCAGCTATCCGGTAATTGTTTCCAAGTCCTTTGATCGTTCTATACTTTTCTTTTATATATTTTCTTTTAACCTTTTTACCTTTCCTTGATTGATGCTTTTATGTGCGACACTTTGACCAAAAATATATACTTGACTATTTAACCACAATGGTTATATTACCTTTAAACAACAAATAGAAAGGATAAAACAAAATGAACATTTATGAATTAGATAACTTAATAAAAAGTTTAAAAGATCAAAATGATCTTGACTTACAATCTTTAATTGATTTTTATTTAAAACAAAGAAAAACACTTTTAAATAAAATTTATGATGCTCTTGATAAAAATATTAATGATATGATTAATTCTAATTTATCAAGTGCTGAATGGAAGAAGCAACAAAAAACAATTAACCAATAAAGAAAGGATAAAACAAAATGACAGTTCAAGTTAATATAAAGCAAGTTTACGGAGTGGAAAGGATTTACCCTGTAAACGATCAAGCCATTTTCTTAACTCAATTAACTAATAAAAAAACTTTAGATAATAGAGATATAGAACTAATTAAGAAACTTGGTTACAAAATAGAAGTAGTAACTAAACAATTATAAACCAATAAGGAAAGGATAAAACAAAATGACAATCAAAATAAATGCAAGCGACATTTTAAAAGCTCAACAATGTGTAGGACCTTTTAAAAAACAAATATCTGTTGAAGAGTTTGCTAACAGTCCAGAAATTAAAAAGTTAATTGATTCTGGATTAATGAGTATTGAGCCAAATAGATCATATAAGCAAGCTGTTAATACTTTAAAAAGAAAAATAAAATAAACAAAATAATGCTCTTGACTTATCTAACCAATATGGTAAGTTGAGAGCATAAAACAAAAACAAACGAAAGGAAACAAGATGACACAAGAAAAAATAACAATAGATCAATTAGAAGAAAATTTAATTGATGAGTTAAATTCTAATAAAAAAGAAATATTAGAAAATCAATATCCTGAAGATTTAATTACAGAATTAGCGGATAGTTATGTACCTATTTATAATGCTGATTTGTTAGATTGCTTGAGTGATGATTACACACTTGCACAAGTTGATGACACCGGTCTATTACCGGAAAATCCTAGCGTTCACGACATTGTAAGAATTGCAATTTATGAAAGACTTATAAATGTATCTCATACTTGGTTGTATGATAATCAAGAAAAAGAGGTAGCATAAATGAAAAAATTAATTGAGTTTTTAGACTGTGCTACATTCATTGTCATTCTATTGGCTTTACTTTGGTCCTTAAAATATGCATCTGTTATAGATCAATTTTTAATCAGCTTAAAATGATGATGATAGTACAAACCAATAAACAAAAACAATATTTGATTGAGTTATGCAAAATAACTTTGTTAAATTGCTTAAAGGCTAATGGTATTATTAGATTTAAGTATAATCAAAAACTAAAACAAAAAAAGGAAAGGAAAATAAAACAATGACACAACAAAAACAAATACCTACAAACTATGTAGCTTACAACAATTCTAATATTAATTCAGATTTGTTTTTTTATTGGAATAATGACCAAGTAAAACCTGTTGGATTGTGCTACACTAAAAAATCTAAAAAACCTAAATGGCACTATCGTTTTAAAGATTATTTACAATTTGAAACGACAATTAAAAAAACAATTGATGGACATAATGACCATAAAAAAGAAGTTGAGGAGCGTAGAAAAAAAAGATTTGCACCTCATTCATTAAAAGTTAATGACATTCTTTATTGCTCATGGGGTTATGACCAAACTAATATTGATTTTTACAAAGTAACTCAATTAATAGGTAAAAATAAAATTGAAGTTGTTAAGTGTAAAAATAAAATTACTGGCTCTGGTTGTCAGTCTGATTATGTTGTTCCTGGTGATATAATTCCAGGATCTGAAACAAACTATGTTGTAAATTCTCAATATAATTCTATTAGGGTTTACAGCTTTGCTTCTGCTAGAAAATGGGACGGCGAAGCTAAATCTCAGACGGATGCTTATAGTGGTCATTAATAAAAAAATAATTAAATAAAAGGAGGTTGCTTAAATGACTGAACTTAATGAAACGCATTTCTACAATCATTCCATGAATAAAGATCGTTTACATAAAAAAAGGATGAAGGATACAATAGACGATCTTTTAAAAAATTATGATGCTGACGACTTGATCGCCTACATCATGGACCAATCAGAAAAGGATTAATCAGTTCCCTTGTTATCTAATGGGATAGGATTTTTGGATTCTATCTCATTAGTAATATCAATAATATCCTGCTCAGTAGTAGTATCTTCCCACATAACCCTTAACACACCATCCGATTTAATAT